CAGATTGAGGTTGTGCCACTCGGTGAGGTGATGTCGCTACTACCACCGGCCGAGGCGGCGACCCTGTGACGCAACGCGTCGAACGCTGGCAGCCTCCGCGTATGCGTCGCACGACCGCGACGAAGGAGGTCGCCCACTACCGGACCGCCGACTGGAAGGCTCGCCGTCTGCGGATCCTGCGGAGGGACGCATTCGTGTGTCGTGCCTGCGGTCGCGTGGTCTACGGCCAGGCCGCCCACGTCGACCACGTCCAGCCCCTCGAGGAGGGCGGGACTGACGACGACGCGAACCTACAGACGCTGTGCCAGTCATGCCACGGGACGAAGACCAGGGAAGAGCAGCGGAGGCGAGGCAGGCTGTAGGCGTGATTTTGTGCCGTTGATTCGGAGGATGGATCGGGCACGCTCCGTGCATGGATGGCACGGAAGCCAAACGAGCTTACTGGCGTGATAGGCAGCGGCGGAGGAGGGCCGCTGGCTTTCGTCGCGTGTGCGTGCAGTGCTCCACTGAGTTTGCCTCGCCCACTCACAACGCCCAGTATTGCAGTGGCTGCACAAGAAACAGGAATGGGACGTGCGGTGATTGCGGTCGAGGCTTTATCTATCACTGCCGGGGCGGCCGTATTCCGAGCAGGTGCAAGGATTGTTCTACATCTCACGCAAGAAAGGCGAAACGAGAGTATCTACAGAGAAACCCTCGCGAGCACAGAACCACACCTCCGAGGATCGAGGAGTGTAAGAGGTGCCGGTCTCCATTCTCTTGCCGTGGCCGAGGCCCGGCCCCGCAGTTGTGCAATACATGCCGTAGCGATGTTGGCTCTCTCTGCGTCCATAGGGTCGAGTGTAAGAAGTGCGGGCGTGTTACCTGGAAGCAAAAGCCTCAGGAGTTCTGCTCTCAGGCGTGCTCGAGAGAACATGAGAGACAGAACGCCTACACGCACCCATGCAAGCAGTGCGGCAAGCAGTTTCGATGCACGCCGTCTGATGTACGAAATCACCGGGCGTATTGCTCTGACCGATGCAGGGAGATTGCATGGAATCAGGCTAAGGTGTGCAGGTGCTCCGTCTGCGGAGAGGAGTTTCGGCCCAAACACAAAACGGCCGGAAAGTGCTGTTCGCGTGAGTGCGGATGGGAGCTGAGGCGCAGAGAGCTTGCGCCACAATCGCGAGCGGCTAGAGTTTGCAAGCTTATTGCGAACATCCAGAAGGCATACAAAAAGAGAAAGAAGGCCGCGGCAGCGGAAGCCGCTAGAGCTGAGGCCGCCGCGAAACTAAGGCCTTGCATCAACTGCGGGACGATGTTTCGGAATGGACGCGAACGGCTATGTTCTCTTGATTGCAGAAAGGCTTCTCGCAGAAAAAACAAACGATCAGGAAGAAAGTCTCGCGTCGCCCATGGTCATCGCGAACGATGCAGGATAGGCGGCCTGCCTTTCGATTCGTCAGTCACTCGAGACTTCGTATTCGGCCGCGACGGCTTCGTCTGCATGTTGTGTGGGATGAAGACTGTGAACGGAGACGAATCGCTCGCCCCCACGATCGGCCACATCGTTCCCCTTAGAAACCCGCTGAACACCACGCACGGCCACACTCCTGAGAACACATGCACAAACTGTGCACGGTGCAACGGACGCCAGGGGAACGCGGTGATCATCGACGGCCATCAACACCACGACGACCCAAGGAAATCGCTCATTGAGAAGATCGAGTCGACCGGGTACCCCCTGGCGTGGGGGTGCGTGGGGGCGGAAAACCCCACGAGCCCTGTGTGATGATTTCTGAGCGCCTTTTTCAAAACGGAGACGACCCATGGGCCGCCGCGGCCGACACCCCGACCCAAACTCAAAGCGAACCCAGGCCGCTATCGCACAAGCCGCCCGCGTCGGAGCGATAACGGCAACTGCTACTCCGGCCCCTGCCTCGTCGGCCCCGCGCAAGGTCTCGCCGCCGGCATCCGTCGCCGGCCGGCCTGCTGCCGCCAGGTTCTGGAAGGCCCACGCGGAGGACCTCGAGGCCGACGGCCGGCTGACCTCCGACCGGGCCGAGACCTTCGGCCTGCTCGCCCACCTCTTCGCGGATGCCGAGCAGCTCGCGGAACAGATCGCCGCGGAGGGATGGATCACCGCGACCGACAAGGGCCAGGCCGTGTCGCCAGTGGCCCGCCTGCTCCGTGACTCGCGCCGCGATTACGTCATGCTAGCCCGCGAGTTCGGCCTGACTGCGGCGGCGGCAGGAAGGATCCCGCAGGAGGTATCGCATGGCGAAGCGGAAGAAGACGACCCCGAAGCCGCGATCCTCGCGAAGCTCTCCGTCCGCGGGTAAGCCGCTCGACCCGAAGAAGCGGCCGGAGTATCTGCCAGGCTACAAGTGGGACGAGGACGCGGCCCAGGCCCCTGTCGACTTCGTCCAGGGGCTGTGTCGACACCCAGACGAACGCGGCGGAGATCCGAAGCGGATCGAGCTGATCGAGTGGCAGGCCGAGAAGGTCCTTCGTCCGCTCTTCGGCTGGCGTCGACCAGACGGCCGCCTCCGGTTCCGTCGCGCCGGGATCTTCGTCCCGAAGAAGAACCGAAAGTCGAGCCTGATGTCGCAGCTCGCCCAGTACATGGCGACCTGCCACGCTCCGGCCCAGGACGTGTTCCTCGCGGCGAACGACCGCCTCCAGGCTCGGACGATGTACCGCATGGTCCGGCAGTCGGTCGAGGCGAGCCCGCAACTATCGAAGCGCCTCGAGGTCGTCGACTCGCGGAGCATCATCCGGAACCGCGAGACCGGGAAGGAAATCCGCTGCCTGTCCTCCGACTCGTGGCGGAACGAAGGCCTGAACGGATCGGTGATCCTCGACGAGATCCATAGTTTCCGCTCGCCGGATCTGGTCGACGCGTTGATCTACGCGACCCGTGGCACGGCAAACGGTCTCGTGATCTCGATCTCGACGGCGGGCTCCGATCGAAACGGGATCGGCTGGCGTTGGTGGCAGGACTGCGAGCTGGTGATCAAGGATCCGAAGGCGAACCCGACCTTCTACGGTCTGATCTACGCGGCCGACGAGGACGACGACTTCTCCGACCCGAAGGTCTGGCGGAAGGCGAACCCTTCGATGGGGATCGCGTTCCCCGAGGACGAGTTCGCGGCCGACTACCAGGACGCGACGACCGACCCGCGGAAGATGTCGAAGTTCCTCCGCTACTCGCTGAACGTCTGGCAGGCCGGCGACTCGCGATGGTTCGTCCCGCCTCTCGACTGGTCGGCCTGCTCCGCCGGTCCGCTCGATCCGACCGAGGGACGGCCGTGCTGGGTCGGCGTCGACCTGGCGTCGAATCTCGACATGACGGCGGCCGCGTTCGTGTTCAAAGAATCCGACGGCTCCTATTCGGTCGAGTGGAAATACTGGGTACCACGCGAGACCGTGGCCGACCGCGTCCGCGAAGGGATCCCCTACGACTCCTGGATCCGCGACGGCTGGGTGACCGTCACCGACGGACACCGGCTCGATCACGAGAGCGTCGCTCGCGACATCATCGCGTATGGCGAGACCCACGAGATCAAGGCCGTCGGCTGCGACCCCTGGCAGGCCGGAGCCCTCGAGACGCTGCTCCAGCGTGAAGGGATCACGACGAAGGACATAGCGCAAAAAACGTCGACGCTCAACTCGCCATGCAAACTCCTCGAGGCCCTGGTCGTCGAGAAGCGACTCCGCACGGGAGCGAATCCCGTGGCACAGTGGAACGCGAACAATTGCTGTGTCTACACCGATCCCACAGGGATGATTAAACCGGACAAGGCGAAATCGACGGAGAAGATCGACGGCGTCGCCGCCCTCGTGAATGGGCTCGCCCTCGCGTCGACCGACGAGGACACGGGCTCCGGCCGGAGCCTCGACGAGTGGCGGATCCGCGTCCTGTAGCGAGATTCTGCCCGGCAGGCCGCTGGGATATTGGCGGGCACCGTCCACGAGGTCGCCGCCCGTGCCCGAAAAGAAGCCCAGCCGCAAGCCGACCGCCAATGGAGGCCGCGGCAGCCGCCGCCGCTCCCCGGCGAAGGCCGCCGCGGCCGCTCGCGTTATCTCGTTTCGGTCGACATCGCTCGGGTCGCCCTACGCGTTCGGAGCGATCTCTCCGGGGAACATCGGACCCGAGACCGCGATCCGCGTCAGCTCGATCTTCGGCGTCGTCCGTTGGATCGCTCAGGCCGTCGCGATCTGCCCTGTGCAGATCATGCGGCAGCGGCCCGACGGTCGCCGCGAGAAGGCCGACATCCCGGCCGCCTACACGCTCCGCAAGCGGCCAAACCGCTGGCAGTCGGCGTTTGATTTCTACCTGCTGCAAGCCTACTGGGCGGCCCTCCACGGGAACGGCTACGCCAGGATCCTCTCCGGCGACCGCGGCTGGATGTCGCAGCTCGTGCCCATGCACCCGTCGCGGGTGAAAGTCGAGCAGTTCGACGACTACTCGCTGTCGTACAAGTTCTGGACGGACCGCGGCGTCTGGGAGACGATCCCACAGGAGCAGGTCCTCCACTGGAAGTGGATCTCCGACAATGGAATCGTCGGCCATGCTCCGGCCGAGATGTGCGCGACCTCGATCCGCCTGGCTCAGAAACTCGACACCGCGGCGACCGCGTTCTGGGACAACTCCGCCCGGCCCGACATGGTCCTCGAGACCGACGAGCGGATCCCCGACGAAGCGGTCGACGCTCTTCGCGAGTCGCTCCACCAGGTCTACGGCGGAGCCGAGAACCGCGGGAAGGCCGCCGTCCTCCCGAAGAAGACGCGACTGAAGCCGATCGACTCAAACTCGATGGAGGCGTCGCAGTTTCAAGAGCTGCGGGACGCGATCCTGCCTGACGTGTGCCGTCACTGGGGCGTCCCTTCGACGCTCCTCGGCGACGCGAAGATGAATAAATATTCGACGGTCGAGCAGGAGCATCTCTCCGCGCAGGTTTGGTGTTTGCTTCCATGGGCTCGCCGAATGGAAAGCCCGATCGACATGGCCCTCCAGCCGGTCTACGGGGAGGACGTATACGCGAAGCTCGACACTCGCGGGATCCTCCGGGCCGACACGGCCGGCCGGGCGGCCTTGTACCAATCGCTCTGGAACATGGGGGCGATCACGCCAAACGAGATCCGCGACCGCGAGGACTTCGACCTCCTCGACACTCCGGCCGCGAATCAGACCTTCGTCCAGCTCGGCTTCTCGACGCTCGACGCCGCGGCCGCTCAGGCCGGGGCCGCCGGAGGCGATCCGCCGGCGGCAGTGGCCGAGACCGAGTCCCCAGACCTCGAACCTAACGGCGAGAGCGTCGACCAGGCCGGCGGGTTCACTCTCGGCCAATACGTCTACTTCGACGGCGGCGAGGGAACGATCGAGCACCTGATGACGGACGGCGTCCTCGGTGTCGAAGGGTCGCCCTTCGCAATCTCCGCGTCGCCCGACTCGCCGGCCGCCTCGATTCGGATTCACGAAGACGGGCAGGCGACCGAGTTCACGGTCGGGAAGCGAGTCTCGGATCTGTCAGCGGACCCCATGGACGGAGGCGAGAACGATGTCGCAAGTTGAGACCCGCTATCTGGCGCAGGCTGGCGACCCTGATGTCGAGCTGCGGCTGGAGACCCGCGACGACGGCCGGCCGCAGATCGTCGGCATGGCTCCCCCATGGAACAAATGGAGCGTCGATCTCGGAGGCTTCAAAGAGCGTTTTATGCCCGGAGCGTTCCGGAAGTGGCTCGACCGCTCGCCGAACGATCCGCGAGGCGCTGCCGACGTTGTCGCGAAATACAATCACATGGATTCCGCCGTCCTCGGCCGGACGACGAACGGCACACTCCAGATCCAGGAGAACGAGAAGGGGCTCGTGTTCCGGGCGACCCCTCCGGTCGGCACGCCGACGACTGCCGAGGTCCTTCCTCTAATCAGGGAAGGCTATATCTTCGGCTCGTCTTTCGCGTTCTCACTGCCCGATC